GGTTATATTGTAACAAATAATTTTATTACTGCTAAAGAAATACCTACTTCAAGTACTGTTCTAATTCGTGCCGTTGTATCCAATGGTTCGGCAGGAAATAATGCTTCAGTAAGTACTAGATCAAATGGCGTTTTTGTGGCCTCAACTGTACCTGCTGGAGGTTATGATGAAATATCAGTTACTGAAGCCAGAAGCAGATTGTTGTTTAAAGCCACCGGACAAGACAGATGCGTAACATTAAATGATTATACTAATGCAATTATTGGTTCAAGTATTGCGGGAACATCCGATTCATCTTTGGTAACAGTTCAAAATGATTGTTGTATTCCGGGAAGAGTAAAAGTTTATGTTACTGGATTGTCAACAACTAATCAAACAGCACTGATGGCTTATTTGGGAGCAAGATCAGTTGCGGGAATAAATTTGGTATACGAACAATGATTGTTTTATACAGTAATCAAAAAATTGAATTGCAAACAAAAGCACAATTGGCTGCTGAAAGTTGTTTTACAGTATTAGGTAGTGATTTTCGTGATACAATACTAAAACCATGGTTTGGAGATTTACTTACAGTACAGTCTTTATTTCCAGAATGGATTTTAAACTCATATGAAAGCGATACAACAAATTCTGTAACTATAATACCAATTATTAAAAATTATTTAAGATGGCTTTTTAGCCAAGATTATGGCTACGGTGCACAGCTTAATTGGGAAAATATACGCGTTCCTTTGTATATGCACTCTTTATTTTTAGAAGCTTTATTTGATTTTTATTTTCCAAACGCCAATTTATCTTCATCTCAATTAAGTTCTATTTTACCAAATTTAAGAATATTTTCTATAAAAGCAGATGAAAATTATTTTAATATCAAAGGAACTCCTCCAGCTATAAAATATTTGATCTGTGCTTTACTTGGTTTTGGAATTACAGAAGTGTATGTTACGACAACAACATATTCAAATATACAAATATCTGTAACAAGCTCCAAATACGATACTTTACAAAACTATAAAACGTTCTTAGAACAACACGTAATACCAGCAGGAATTGTAATAGATTATAAGGTGATATAATTTATGTTTAATAAGATGATAATGTTTGCGGCATCGTTGGCATCCAGAGGATTGGGAAACAAAAAAACTGACTTACAAACAAAACAACTCAGAGTTTTGTCTTGTTTTGGTGGTTTGGAAGTCAATACCCCTTGTCCTTATTTAAAAGAAAGTTCAGTTGAACCACAAAAATATTTTTGTAATAAATGTGGCTGCGGTGACAAAAAGCATACTTGGTTGATGCAAAATAATGAAGAATATTCAAAATTAGATTATCCTGTATTAAATTGTCCACTTAAAATGCCAGGATTTAGTAATTATGATCCAAATCATAAACCAGCCGAAATAAGAGATAGAAAAGAACAAATAGAACAAATAGATCCTGAAAACTTACAATATATTCAAGTTACATTGGGAGCAAGTGAAGAAAAAGAGAGAATTATAGATCAAGTAAATAAAATAATAGAGAATACATAAATATTTGTATGGCTATAACCACCCGACAGGATTTTATCAATTATGCATTTAGAAAACTGGGTGCCCCAGTACTTCAAATAAACATAGATCCTCAACAAGCTGAAGATCGTTTAGATGAATCTTTGGAGTATATGCATGAACGTCATTTTGACTTTAATCAACGTGCACAGTTTGTTGTTCCGATTACACAAGATAATATAACTGGCAAATATTTTGATGTAACAAAATTTGGATACGCAGTTGGAGCTCAAGGCGTAACTTCAAGTACAAGCGGAAGCACTGCATACTGGCCAGCTGCATCTGACATTCGAACCATTAGTCAGGTTTATAGTCCAAATAGTACCGTTGGCGATTATATGTTTGATTTGAGATATCAAATGACACTATTTGATTTCTTTGGTTTATATTTTAACCAAGGTGGTCTATCACAAGGACCAATGGCTTCATATATGGAAAGTATGCAGTACCTTAGTTTAATAAATGATGTGTTTAATTATCCTGTATCATTTACATATACAAAAACAACAAATAGATTATTTTTAGAAGTAAAAGATTCTAGAATGGACCATATAAATTTTCTTATGGTCGAAGCATATGTTCAAGTTAATCCAGATTATTATATAAAGGCATGGGATGATCGCATCTTCCAAAGGCATTATACGGCATTACTTAAAAAACAATGGGCGCAAAACTTAATAAAGTTTACAGGAATGCCATTGCCTGGTGGTGCATCACTAAATGCTGCAGCAATAATGCAAGATGCCGTCAAAGAATTAGAAGTAATAGAACAAATGCTGTTGAAGACTCAAGAACTTCCAGTTGATCCAATGATCGGATAACATGGCAACAAATCCATACATCAATACCACTTCTGTTGTAACAGAACAACGTTTAATCGAAGATTTGACGGTAGAATTAATCCAAGGAGTGGGTCAGGATTGTTTCTATGTTCCTAGAAAATATTTTAACATTGATAAAATATTTGGTGAAGACCCATCTTCTTCTTTTGAAAAGATCTATACAATAGAAATGTATATACAGTCCTATAAAGGATTTGATGGTACGGATGTTATAACTCAATTTGGATTAGAGATTAAAGACAAAATTTCTTTATTAATGGCTAGACGCAGATTTAGAGATGAAGTTACGGCTATCGATAGCACCATAACAAGACCAAGAGAAGGAGATTTAATTTATTTTCCTTTATCAAAATCATTATTTGAAATTAATTTTGTCGAACATGAAAATCCCCTTTATCCTTTGGGTAAACTTTATTCGTATCAGATAACCGCGGAACTCTTCACATACAGCTATGAAAAGATTCAGACTTTGAATAAGGATATCAATTCCCCATATACATCAACTACAGCAGGACTTTCTGGATCGGTAATTATACCAATTGCAAATAATTTGGGCATAACATTGGGAGTAAATGATCAATTACAGACAGAAGGTAATTCATATGGATTTAATCCCAATGATCCATTCAGTGAAGACGGCTGCACAGGAGGCTCATAAAAATGTTTGGTTATTTTTACAATGAAAATTTGAGAAAACTAGTAGTTGGTTTTGGATCATTGTTTAGCAATATAGAAGTTGCTCATATTGATCCAGATACATCTAGTGCACAGAATATAAGAGTGCCTATTCATTATGCACCTCAAGAAAAATTTATTCAAAGACTATTGCAGCCTTCTTCTATTACACCGGGAACTCGTATTGAAACACAACTTCCGATTATAAGTTTTTCAATGAATAGTATTGTATCGGATGCGTCTAGACGATTGGGCAGAAAGGTACAGCCTAATAATGTTGGAGCTCCACCATGTGGTCCAGTAGGAAGTGCTATATCAAGCCAAATACCCGTAAATGTATCTTTTAATTTGTATGTTTACACAAGACACACAGATGACATGTTACAGATTATAGAACAAATAATGCCATTCTTTGTTCCCGAACATATAATCACTTTAAATATGAATGCGGCACAGACAAATTTACAGATACCAATTATAATGGTAAGTAATAATTTGACTGAAAAATACGAAGGTGATTTATCAAGCCGTAGGCTGAATATAGCCTCATTTCAGTTTTTGGCCAAATCGTGGATATTTGGTGAAATTAAATCTGTCACAGGAATTACATCATCAAATATTGTAATAATAGATTGAGTATATGAATAAAAATTTATCAAAGTTATTTAATTTAAATGAAGTTGCAGAAACGCCAAAAGATAAAGTAATTTCTGGTGGAACATTTGATTCTTCTTCTTTTCAAAAAGATTATGCAACCGTACAATCAAATCTAAAAGATTTGATTGGTAATGGTAATGTAGCACTTGAAGCTGCATTAAAAGTTGCCACTGAATCGGATTCACCGAGAGCATTTGAAGTGGTAGCTATTTTATTAAAAACTATGGCAGACCTTAACAACAATGTTTTGGATGTGCACAAAAAAGCAAAAGATACAACTTCATCTACTACGACAAAAGTTACGCAAACAAACAATTCTGTTTTTGTTGGTTCAACCAAAGATCTGCAGAATCTATTAAATAAAGATAGAAGTACGGATAAAGTGATGGATGCAGAGGTAATTGATAGTGAGTCAAAACAATAATAATCAAGGTTACAGAAACAACCCAAAGTTAAAACCTCCTGGCGTTGAAATACCTTATACAAAAGAACAACTGGAAGAATATGTTAAATGTGCAAATGATCCAGTATATTTTTGCAGTAAATATGTAAAAGTAAAAACACTTGATAAAGGTGTAATGCCGTTTAAATTATATGATTATCAAGAAAGATTTGTCAGAGAAATACATAAAAATAGATTTGTTATTTCTAAATGGCCTCGCCAATCTGGTAAATCAACTTCAGTAATTGGTTATATATGTCATTATGTTACATTTAATCAAAGTGTTAACGTAGCTATTTTGGCAAACAAATTAAAAACTGCTAAAGACGAATTATTTGCCAAACTACAGCTGGCTTATGAAAATCTTCCACAATTTCTTCAACAAGGCGTGGTAGAATGGAATAAGACGAGTTTTAAACTGGAAAACGGGTCTAGAGTGGTATGTGATGCAACATCGTCTTCAGCAATCCGTGGTGGTTCTTATAACTTACTTTTATTGGACGAATACGCGTTCTTGCCATCGCATATTGCAGAAGAATTCTATTCATCTACTTATCCAACTATTTCAGCAGGTTTAACTACAAAACTTATTATTGTTTCAACCCCAAATGGAATGAACCATTTTCATAAACTTTGGGTAGATGCAAACAGACAAGAAGGCCATAAATTAAAAAACAGATTTATCCCAGTAGAAGTAAGCTGGAGAGATGTTCCAATTACTCCCGGTGGTCCTAAAAGAGATGATGTGTGGGCTGAAGAACAGATAGCCAACACAAGCCCGGAACAATTTGAGCAAGAATATGGATGTAGCTTTTTAGGGTCTTCTAATACTCTTATTTCTTCCACCAAATTAAATGTATTGGCACCAGAAGAACCAATATCTGAAAATGCCGAAGGGCATAGAGTATATGAAACCCCTCAAAAAGATAAAACTTATTTTTTACAAGCAGATGTTTCTAGAGGACAGGGTTCAGATTACTCAGCATTTACTGTAATTGAAGGCTCAAGTACCCCTTATAAGGTTGTTTGTAGTTATAGAAACAATACTATAAGTCCTTTTAATTTTCCAACAGTTATACAAAATGTTGCTAAAGCATATAATAATGCTTATGTTTTAATTGAGACAAATGATCTGGGAGGTCAGGTTTCCAACATACTTCATACAGATTTAGAATATGAAAATGTATTGATGACTAAAGTTATGGGAAGAAAAGGTCAAGTTTTATCTCAGGGATTTGGTGGTATTGGAAAAAATGAAATGGGTATACGTACTACCGCACAAACCAAAAAAATTGGTTGTGCTATATTAAAGCGATTAGTAGAAGAAAATAAAATTTTGTTAAATGATGATAGAATTATAACAGAATTGATGTCATTTGTCTCCAAATCAAATACATATAAAGCTGAAGATGGACAAAATGACGATTTAGTTATGACTTTGGTATTTTTTGCTTGGTTAACTCGACAAGAATACTTTGCAGATCTTATAGAACAGTCAAAATTTAACTATGAAGAAGCTATAAAACCAGAAGATGATAATGTTTTATTTGCTCCAAATCAAAATAATGATGAAGATGATGGTGAGTTTGTAGAAAACGGTGTCGTTTGGTATCCTTCGTAAGAATGCTAAATATTTTGACAGAAAAAGGAAATTAAATGCCATCACTCAGCTCCTTTATAAGCTCTAACCAATATTCGACAGAAAGCACTACTAATACCCTAGTAGCTGGTATGATCGCCGGAAATACATACAACAGCGGTTTGACATTTAATGGTATTTCTGGTGCTGCTGGCAATGATCCCGGTGGATTGTTTGGGTGGCTTATATACTCAAGGTCCAGAACATGGGGAAATACTGGATCTGGAACCCCCGCAAAAGGTACTACTTTAGACAAATATATTGTTTATACCACACCACAAGATTTTATCGGAGATTTAAATTCATTAGGTGGAGTTACGGCATGTCTGGTATCAGATCCCGGTGCAGGTGGAACATTTGGATTTTTTCAAACTGCCGGAGTAGAAAATAACTCTGTTCGTCTAACACCATTGGCTGCTGGTACAGATATGTTGTTTGCCATAAATTATATGGCTTACGGTGGTTCTTTGGTTTTGTCTGGATCTGCAGCTGGATTGGACCAATATATTATAGATGAGCAAAATTATTTTGATATAGTAATTGGCCAACAAGCAGGAACCACATTATGCCAATGGCTCATAGATCAACCATATACTGTAGGTATATTCCCAAGCGTTGCCGATAGTTCGGGAGTTACGGGAGCTGGTTATACTATGGCAAACTATGCAACTTTGTTTGGATCGTCTGCCTATGTCACCGGAACACAAGTTGCCAACAGAATATTCAATGTTTGTGGTTTAAAAACTGTAACAGATCTAGATACAACTTCGTTATTAAGCACTAGCAAAATCACATATACCTTGCCAGCAGTTTCTGATGTAGGTGGATTCTTTACCAGAGCTTTAAATCGAAATGAAGAGTATTTGACTGTAGCTGGTATAGATAGAGCAACTGTATTAAATGGAAATGTATCAAATTCTATTGATTGGTTTGATAATTTAAAAACGGTTTTAAGAAATAATAGAGTCAATTTCTTTGTAAACTTTAATCCTAAATTTTTAGGATCAGATGTTGTTGGAGCTACTGCAAACAATTCTGGTGTAGTATCATCTGACGAAAGAATAGGCCCATCAAGACTTCGTTCAGCTTTAGCGCAAGCTATTAATGACATTGCATTGAAATACCTATTTGATGTAAATAATGCCGCCACCCGTGCACAAATTACTTCTGAAATAGATACTGCAATAGATCCATTTACTCCATATATTGATAGCACAAAAACTCAAATTATATGCGACGCATCTAATAATACTGATAATTCATCAAACTTGACGGTTCAAGTAATAATCAAGCCAATTCTCAGCATTGATAGCTTCATAATCGATATAACCCTAACACAATAATGGCATCAAAAAATTCAATAATTAATTTTAAAGATGGTTTTAATGGTGGAACTCGTGCCAATAGGTTCGTGGTGATGCCAAAGTGGCCAAATGGAATTAGTATTGATAAAAATGATGCGGCATTTAAAATGGTATCCGCATCTTTGCCTGCTACACAGATTAATACAATATCTGTCCCATACCGTGGAAGAATGATTACATATGCTGGGGATAGAATTTATAGTACTTGGGCTATAGGCATTTACGACGATAATAATACCAAAAATATATGGAAAGCATTACACACTTGGTCGGAGCAAATGGACGGCCATTATACCCACAAAGTTATTAGAAATGATTATTCTTATAAAACTCTTCAAACAACTTGGCAAATAAAACAATTGGATTTAAACGGAAATCCTATAAAAACAATTACTCTTTATAAATGCTGGCCATCGGTTGTCGGAGAAATTAATCTTAATATGGGTGAAGTTGGCTTTGTTGGTTTTAGTGCAACACTTACCTTCGATTATCTTAGAATTCAAGACAATTATAATAGCTAAACTATGCTCATAGATTTTAAAACAAATTTCTTTGGAGGATCACGATCTAACCGATTTAAAATAATCGGTAGTTTTCCCACAGGTGGAAAATTTACGGATTATCATGTAAGAGCAGCTACAGTACCTAACGCAGCCTCCAAGACTATAAGCTATGATCATTTTGGTAGAAAATATCATTATCCTGGTGAAAAAGATTACGGTACATGGTCTTTCACGGCGTGGGATGATACTGGATCAAATAATATTTGGGGAAGAATTCAAAAGTGGCAAGATCTTATAAACAACCACGATACCAATAAATCTTCCACACTTCCAAAAAGATA